TTCAGAGAGAACGAACAAGATGAACACTATGTTAAAATACAAGTGGAAGGATTGTTGAGAGGTGACTCAAATGCAAGAGCAAACTTCTACAAGCAGATGATTGATATGGGTGTTTTAAGTATCAATGAAGTAAGAAAGCTGGAGAACTTAAATAGAATCGACAATGGTGACACTCACTATTTCCCGATGAATTACGCTCCAATAGGACAAAGCAATCAAGAGGAGAATGACTAACTTTCCAACAAAAGGAGAAGATAAGAAAGTCAGTTTGAGAAACTCAAATCATCCTCAATTTGATTTTGACTTTGCTTCAAATGTAAAAGAACAAACTCCAGAGATTTGGAAAGCTGGAGGAAACATAAGAGGGAACGAAGCGTTTGAGCTTTGGGGAAAAGCAAGAGAAGGGAGTGAGAGTCCTAGTGTGATTGAATGGATAAAAGAAAGAGAAGCGTGGATTGCTAGACACTTTGAAGATGGAAAGCAGTTCAAAGGAGATGATGAGCCGAACCTTTCAAACATTGCTGGTGTTGTTGCTCAGATGAAATGGGGAACGATTGGAACGCTAGGAGAACAAGGAATGAAAGATGTTATTCTTGAAATGACAAAAAAACTTGAGGGTAAAAAAGAAGAAAAGCAGTTGAACGAAACTGTCACAAAAGCTCTTGAGAATAAAGTAAAAGACCACAATGAAGAAGTAAAAGACCTAGATGTTGACTGGAATCCAAGAGTCACTCTTTCAACTTTAGAAGAGGTTATGGAGAGAGGAATTGGAGCTTACAAAACGAACCCAGAGAGTGTTCGACCAAATGTAGGAAGTCCAGAGCAGTGGGGTTATTCAAGAGTGAACTCGTTTTTGTTTGCTCTAAAAAAAGGAAGATTTCAAGGTGGCAAACACGACACTGACCTTCTTCCAAACAATCATCCAGTAAAGGAAGAGATGGAAGAAAAAAAGTTGATAATTATGAAAGAAGAAAGACACATTCAAAAGATTGAGGAAACCGATGAATCAATCATCATCTACTACGGAAAGAACGAGAAAGATGTTCCAATGGAAGAGGAGATGACAGAAGAAACTCCAATGGAGGAAAACGAGCATATTGAAGGACACGATGAGGAAGAGGATAAGAAGCCAATTGGATATCGCTCAAACCCATCCAAAGAGATAAGAACATTCAATGTAGAGAATCTAGAACTTCGACAAGAAGGAGAGGACAACATCGTTGTTGGATATGGGAGCGTATTTAACACACTATCAAACGAGCTTGGTGGATTTAGAGAGATAATTGCTGAAGGTGCTTTTGATGGTCGCTTGAATGATGATGTTCGCTTTTTAATCAATCACGATGGTTTGCCACTAGCAAGAACAACAAACGGAACTCTGAAGCTCACAACCGATGAAAGAGGTTTGAAATATGAAGCACAAGTTGCAAACACTTCACTCGGAAGAGATTTGATTGAGTTGATGAGAAACGGAACAATCAATCAGAGTTCTTTTGCATTCGTTGTTGAGGATGATTCTTGGGAAGTAAGAGATGGAGTGAATGTAAGAACTATCAACAAAGTATCTAGGTTGTACGATGTTAGCGCGGTGACTTACCCAGCATATGAAGAAGCAAGTGTTGCACTTCGTTCAATGGAAGCGTGGCAAAAGGAAGAAGAAGAAAAGAAGATGCAAGAGAACCTTGAAAAAGAAATGGAGGAAAGAGTGAAGGAAGATAAGGATTTAACGAAACGCTCTCTCGCTGAGTTGCGTTTGTCAATCATAAATAATAAATAATAATTTTAATTAAACTGAAAAAGATGAAAACATCTAAATTCTACACAGAGGAGAGAGCTTCAGTTGTTGAAAATATGGAAGCAATCGTTGACTCAGCGAAAGTTGAGGGTCGTGAGCTAACTGATTCAGAAACTAAAGAATTCGACACTCTAAACGAAAAAGCTAACTCTTTAGAGGGTATGGCTAAAAGAGCTGCTTCTTTTGAAGCACTACAAGCAAGTAAAGTTGAAAAGTCTGAAAAGATTGAGAACACTCCTAAAGAGGTTCGTGAGTATTCTTTCCAAGATGCAATGAAAGCTGCATACTCTGGAAGATTAGAAGGACTAATCAAAGAGATGGACCAGGAAGCTCGTAATGAAGCTCGTTATACTGGACAATCTTTCAAAGGTATTGCAATTCCTTCAAGCGTGTTAACTCGTGCTGCTGTTGGAACTGCTGCTGGAAACGCTACTGAGGTAATGGCTTGGACTGACCAATTGGAAGCGAACTTGGTTCTTGCTTCTGCTGGTGCAAACTTTTACTCTGGCGTTAACAATATGAAATTCCCAGTATTCAGTGCAATCAACTCTGGTTTCGTTCCTGAGGCTGGTGGTTCTGCTCCAGCTGCTAACGGTACTGCTTCAGGTGTTACATTATCACCAAAGAAGTTGATTTCTATCGTTAATGTTTCTGCTGAGGCTTTAGTTCAAAATTCTGGAATCGAAGCAGCTCTCCGCAGGAATATGGCTCAGTCGGTTGCTGCTACTTTAGAGAACGCATTGCTTGACACTGCTGATGTATCAAACGCTCCAACTTCAATCTTTGCTGATGCTGCTGCTGGTTCAACTGCCGCTGTTTCTGCTGCTTCATTGACTGCTCTTGAAACTACTGTTTTAGGAAATGGTGTTCAATTAGAAGGAGCTAGAATGGCTTACTTGATGGATATGGATGCTTACACGGCTGTGAAAACTGCTGCGCAAGTTTCTTCTGTTTCTCCTTTATATGATAACAGAGATAAAACTGCAAACGGATACTTCACATTCGTTTCTAGCAATGTTGCTGCTTCTGGAACTGCTTCAAAAGACCACGTTCTTTTCGGAGATTTCTCAAAAGTACACATCGCTCAGTTCGGTGGACTTGACATCTTAGTTGACCCTTACACTGATGGTGGAATCGGTCAAACTAGAATGATTGTTACTTCTTTGGTTGATGGTGATGCAGTTCAAAATGACACTGCTTTCGCTACTTTGATTGAAGCATAATTGATTTGATTTTCAGAGGGAGTTGGGGTGACTCACTCCCTCTTTTTTTAACTTACGAGATGATAAACGCTATAATAAACAACAAGAAGCTCAACAATGTTGGGAGGTTAAGATTCAGAGGAACGAATGTAACAACTGAATATATTTCTCTTGCTGATGCAAAAGCACACTTGAGAGTTGATTCTTCTTATACTGGAGATGATGCTTACATTACAACATTGATTTCTGTTGCTCGTTCAGCGTGTGAAAATTATCTGGGTTTTATGTTGGCTCAAAATAGTGCTATGACTTTTTATCTGGATAAGTTTCCAGATTCAGAGGTTATCACTTTGAATGGAGTTTGGAATCCTGGAACAGTTCAGATTCAATACTATGACACCAACGATTCTCAACAAACATTTGCAGCTTCAAACTACAATGTTGATGATGTAAGCCAACCAGCAAGAATCTTCTTGAAAGATGATGCAAACTATCCAGATACTTCAGAGAATGTTCCGAGTGGGGTAAGAATCAATTTGACTGATTGTGGTCCTTCTGATGTTGATGAGATACCAAAAGCAATCATCCAAGCTCAACTTCTTGTGATTGGTCGTTACTATGAAATCAGACAAGATGTAGTCACTGGAACTATTGCGACAGAGATTCCAAAAATGGTGGAACACTTATTGAATCCTTATAGAGTTGTTGAGATATGATTATAGGTAGACTTGACAGACCGATTCAGATAATCAAAACGAGCGCAACTCAGAACACCTATGGAGAGAAAACTCTTTCCACTGGAACAACAACAAACGCATTCGCTAGAATTGAAGAAAGCAGAGGGAAAAACACTTTTGATGCTGATGCTCTTGTGAATGCAGTACCAACAAAAATGACAATTCGATGGACTGATGACATTGATGTTTCTCCTCTCTATTATATTTCCGTTCAAAGAATGGGAGTGACTGGAGGAACAAACACTTACATCATCAACTCTATTGAAGAAATAGGAAGGAGAGAGGGATTGATTTTATATTGTGAAAGAAAGAACATTGAAAACTTAGTTGACTAGTGGCAAATATTTCTACAATATCAATTGATGAAAAGGAGTTGAAACAAATTATCAACGACCTTGACAAGCTCTTTCCAGACTCGGACACTAAACTCAGAAACACTTTGAGAACTGGAATGAGAAAAGCAATGAAACCGCTTCAGACTTATTTGAGAAATTTGATTCCAGCTAGAACAACAACTAGAAAAGTTTTTGGAAGGGGTGATAGGGTAAATCCAAAATATAGAGGGAAACAAGGTGGTTCTCCAGGTCAGTTGAAAAAAAGTATTCAAATTATCAACGGAAAAACATCAAGAGGAAGAATGCCAGCTGTTTATGTTGGACCAAAAGTAAAAGGAGGAAACTGGAATCAAGTTGACAAGACTGGTTTTTACTTTTATTTTTGGGAGTATGGACACCACAATCCTCTTACTGGAAAATATGAACAACCTCGAAGATGGCTTGACAAGACTGCTCAAGCAAAAGGAGGGAAAGCAATGAATGATGTTATCAATCAAGTCAAGGGAGTGATAGCAAGAAGATGGGCAAAAAAACTAGGATAGAATGGATGTAGGAAAAGCAATATTCGGACTTCTTGATGACACTGCAAATGTGAAAGCACTTGTGAACAATGCTACGACTGGAACAAGGATTTATCCTTCTGGTTACAGAGTTCCAACAAGCACAACAGCTCCCTTCATCATCTATCATATTGTAAGCACTACTCCAAACAATACAAAAAACGGAGTTTCGACTTACGATTATGTAGTTGCTCAGATAAGCGTTTTCGCTCAAACTTACGACACCTGTCAAGACTTATCTCAAAAAGTAAGAACTGCTCTTGATTATTATTCAGGAACAACTAGAGGAGTCGTGATAGATAAGTGCTTCTTTGAAAGCGGATCAAATGCTTTTGATGACAGCTTTGGT